ATATCTGCTAAAATCGGTCATGCTTTGGCTGAAGCTTATGATAAGAAAGTGTTTAGAACTATTGCTCTAGCAGCAAGAGAAGCACATCCTATCACAGCATCTCCCGGACCAGAACCCGGTGGTACACAGATTGAACTAGGTGCAACTAAGGAGTATAATGCTCAAGCTCTAGTAGATGCTTTCTTTGAAGCAGCTGCAATTCTTGACGAAAAAAATCTTCCAAAGACTGGACGTACAGCCGTGCTAAACCCACGTCAGTACTACGCTCTTGTATCACAGGTTTCTTCTAACATCTTAAACAGAGACTATGGTAACACACAAGGTAACCTAAACTCTGGTGAAGGTCTAGTTGAAATTGCTGGTATTCAAATCAAGCGTTCAAACAACCTACCATTCTTAGCTGGTACTGTAAATGCACAGTCTGGTGAGAACAATACATACTCTGGTGACTTCTCAACTCATTGCGGTCTTATCTATCAAAGAGATGCTGCAGGTATTGTAGAAGCAGTTGGACCTCAGGTTCAAGTAACAGGCGGAGATGTATCCGTTTTATACCAAGGTGACGTAATGGTTGGAAGACTTGCTATGGGTGTAGGAACACTTAACCCAGCAGGTGCAATCGAATTAACTTCAGCACGTAGCTAATCATGTCTTTAAAACCCGGTACTTCACAAACAGTTACTAGAACTACTGGTAATGGTGCAAGTCTTAGCGGTATTGGACAGGTTGATAAATCAATCACCAAGAACCCTTCAACTCCTTTGGAGTATGGAAGGCAGCACTCTGACAGTACACTTCTAGGAACAGTTTCTTAACAATAAAATATTATGGCAGTTCCAACAGCAGTTGGAGAATACGGATCTTGTCAAGGTACAGAGACTCGTATATCTCCTTCCGATACAAGTGGATCAGGCTCACCTTCAGCGGTAGCTTCCACAACAAAAAACTTACGTTTAGCATATAATACTGTAGGCAGTACAGGTGTCGTTGATACTTGTGCTGTTGTCTCAGGACAATATACTTAACACACATAAGGGGGGTTTCACGACCTCCCTTTTTTTTATTCATAATTCTTAACCTATGACTACCACAACTACAACACTCGATACCGAACTATCCGCAGTTAACTCAATCTTGGGTAGCATAGGTCAATCTCCTATCTCTCAAATAGACTTTACTAATCCTGAAATAAAATTTGTTTACAACTTATTAAAAGAATCTAATCAAGATGTACAATCTGAGGGATGGACTTTTAATTTAGAATATCATATTAAAAATTCAGATAAAACATCTGATAATAAATTTATAATACCTTCTGATGTTATGCGTATAGACATGACAGATGCATGGGATAAAACTAGAGATTTTGTGAGAAGAAAGGATACCGATGGTATTTGGAAAGTATATGATAGAGTAGATCATACATTTGAATTTCCAGATGATGACTATTTTTATTTTAACTATGTTAGATTATTAAATTACGAAGATATACCAGCTCCATTCCAAAGATATATTATATATAAAGCTTGCGGTAGAGCTGCAGTACAGTTAGTATCTAACCAGCAACTACAACAAATGATGCAGACTTTTGAAACTCAATCCAGAGCAGCATGTATGGAATACGAATGTAATCAAGGTGACCATAACTATATGGGATGGCCAGATGAATCTGCATATCAATCTTATAAACCTTATCAAATGCTAAGACGTTAATGGCAAGTGTTACACAAAAGATACCTAGTTACGTATTAGGTATGTCTACACAACCCGATGAAAAAAAAGTTCCGGGACAAGTAGTAGACTTAGTTAACGGCGTTCCAGACGTGGTAAGACAACTTATTAAACGTCCGGGAAGTCAATTAGTAAATACTATAACTCCTTCGACTGCAGGAGGTGCAAAATGGTTTAACATATATACTGATGATAATGAACAGTATATAGGTCAAGTTTCTAATGTTGGAGCAGTTACAATATGGAGATGTAGTGATGGTGTAGAAATACCTGTAGATTATGCTAATGTAGCAGGTACAAACAAAGCTACATATTTAGATAATACTGCATTATCAGATAATAAATCTTCTGATATACAGGTAAATACAATTAACCAAACTACCTTCTTTGTTAATAGAAGAAAAACTGTAGCGATGAAAACTGATGCTGCAGATAAATCACCGCCTCAGTTGAATGAAGCATTTTTATCTTTAGATACTATATCTTATGGTAAACAATATGCTTTAGATTTCTTTGATCCAGATGATAATACTACTTATACTACACAACGTGCTACAGGATTAGAGGTTTATACAACCAACTATGGTTACACCGGTACCAGTAATGGTGATTGTAAAGGTATGGGTAGAGAAACAGTTACTCCGGGTGGTGCTAATGAAACGGTTTATGCACCAAGTGGAAACTATAATAACCCGTTAGTAAGTGGTGGTACGGATAAATTTTCAACTTCACCACCTAACATGAGTGCTAGTGGTAGCTCAAGACTTAGGTTTGAAGCTGATGTAAGATGCCAACCACAAATAACTGCTGATAATAATAATGATACCGTTGATAACTATCATGATTCATATCAAATATTTTGTAAATTACAATTTGGTGGTGAAGGTTTTTCAACTGGATATACTTATGAACATACAACCCAGAAAGGTGTTAGTTTCAAAGTTATAGTTACTAATCATACTGATATTACAGCAAGAGCTAATATATGTGGAGTAAGACCGGAAGCAACTTCTTCTAATGCTGAAGAACATGTATCTGCTAGTGGAATACTTAGTACAATTAAATCTAAACTAGATTCTATAACAGGAGGTCATGGGATTACAGCTACTATATGTGGTAATGGAATTCATTTTTATAGAGCTACTCCATTTGGTGTGACATCACCAGAAAAACAATTAATGACTATTACTACTACTGAAGCTAATAATATAGCTGACTTACCTCGTGTATGTCGTCACGGTTATACAGTACGTGTTGTTAATAGTGGTGAAGATATGGATGATTATTATCTTCGGTTTCAAGCTGAAGGTATAGCATCAGATATTACACAACGAGCTACATATGCTAGATCAGGTAATACTATAACAGTTACTTCTGCAAACCATGGACTCGCTAACGGTAGCCAAGTTATACTGGATGTTACAAGTGGTAATGGTAGTGACGGTTATTATACTATAACAAGTGTTGCTGACGCTAATACATTTACTGTAACAGATGCATCCTCAGGTACAACAAGTGGTAATGTCACAGTTCATCCAGTTCGCTTCGGAGAGGGCGTGTGGGAAGAGGTAGCAGCTCCCGGCATAACAACTACCTTTGACGACGATACAATGCCTCTGAAGCTCGTTAGAGTGCTTCCCGGGACATTTGCTATTAATGGTGGTTCAGCTCAAACTTATTCTAATGGTGCCTTTCAATTTGATTACCCAGATTGGGGTAAGCGTGACGTAGGTGATGACGTAACAAATAGTCCTCCTTCGTTTGTAGGAAATCGTATCCAAAAAATGTTATTCTTTAGAAATAGAATTGCTTTACTTAGTGAAGAAAATGTTATCCTATCTAGGGTAAATGACTTCTATAATTTTTGGGTAAAAACTGCGATGGCAATTTCTAATGCTGACCCAATTGATTTACAATCTAGTTCTACGTTTCCTACTCGACTGTTCGACGCTGTTGAAAATGCTGGAGGTTTAGTTATCTTTAGTGCTAGTGAACAGTTCTTACTGAGTTCTGGAGCAGAAGCTTTGCTTACTCCTGAAACGGCTAAGATAACGTATGCATCATCATACGCATTTAATGAAGATACTAATCCTGTGTCTTTAGGAACTACGATAGGTTTCTTAAATAGTACAGCACGAGAAGCTAGATTTTATGAAATAGCAAATGTTAATACTAGAAATGAACCTGATGTAGAAGAACAAAGTAAAATTATTGCAGAATTATTCCCTCAAAAAATAACTAATGTAACTGCATCAACTGAAAATAACCTATTATTATTTTCGGTAGATAGTACATTACATACTGCAACTAATGAAGTATGGGGTTATAAATGGTATCAAGCTGGTGAAAAACGTGCTCAATCTGCATGGTTTAGATGGACGTTACCTAATAATGTTGTGTTTCATAGTATGATGGATGATCAATACTTTGTTGTATTAAATACAGGGTCAACATATACACTAGAAAAATTTGACATAAAATTAACTTCTGGAACTCCTATGATAGGAACTGCTCCTGATGAAAATCGTATACATTTAGATACAAAGAAAACGATTGCATCTGGAGATATGACCTATGATACTGTTAATGATGTCACAACGTTTACATTAGGTGCAGGATTTTATAGTTCTCGTACACTAACAGCTTACTGTACTACTGATAGTGATTTAGCTGGTAAGAGTTATGATATTCCATCATCTGCTATTACAGGTACAGCTCCTAATGAAACAGTCACTTTACCCGGTAACTGGAAAACATCTACTAAAGATGGCAACTCAGTTAATACTGATTTAATTGTTGGGTATGAGTATGAGTTTGAAGTAGAGCTACCTAAAATATATGTGACTAGACAAGAAGGTGAATCAAGCCGTTCTGAAACTAGAGGGTCTTTAGTTTTACATAGAATGAACTTTGACTTTGGAGATGTAGGTGTACTCGATGTAACCCTTAAACGTAAAGGTAGAGAAGATTATACCTATACAGTAGAATCAAAAGAATACGATAATATAAATGCCAGTACAGCAGCGATAGCGTCAGGATATGTACACACTATACCAGT